TCCGGCACATCTAAATCTTTAAAAAGTTCATGTCCTGCTGCGCCCATGCGGCTCCAGTTGAACTCAACGCGCTCGATATACTGGGCGTCCGTTGGGGATTGCCTCCCAGCGCTGATGATGGCAGGCAAGAAAGGGAAAAGTTATGACAACATTACACATTATTAAGTTAAGTGAGAACGCCCCAGCTATGGCGCACGGTTTCCGCTATAACGTCCAGATCTGGACGAAGGACAGCGGCCGCGGCTGGTGCTATGCCGGAAACGGCAAGTTTTTAAAGACTGCAGGCGAGGTTCTGAGCTATGGCAAGGAACACGCTGATTTTTACAGTGCTGACATGTACAAGGATTTTTACGCCTGTATGAGTGAGGAAGACGTTGTATATTTTGTAGGGGTTTACAAGTGGCACGCCTTCCGCGTATATCCAGATGGAAAAATTACAAAGGCAACTGAGCAAGAAGGCGAATTGGCCGGAAAATGGCTTGAAAGAGAGAAAGGAAAGCGATGATCACAACAAAAATTGTCTTGCTGGGCGACACTCACCCGGCAAGACTTCGCGGTTATGGTTACAGTGTGCAGATTTTTGTAGATGGTGAATACAGTAATATTTGCAAGTTGTGCCGGACTCTGGCAGATGCTGAAAGCTACGCTAAGGAATTTTAAGTTTTGCGTTTCTCCGCTTTAGGCGGCGAGGTTCACGACCTGGGGACGCTATTTGGGCGGTGTGACCGCCTCCGGTGAGGGCTACCCATGCGGTTATAAGTGATCTATACCCGGCGCAGGTGCTGCGATAAACCCCGGCGAGGTTGGCAAGAGGTTGAGACAAGAGCGACGCCGTCAAAATACAAGGGAAAAAACATCAACCGCAAATGCGGAGGCGCTAACGTCCGCAAACGGCACGAGATCCAGAAAGCTGTATAATCGTCTGGACATCTAGCAGCTTATGCATCTGCTAACACAACCGATTGCATACGAGATGGAAACCAGCGAAAAAGGTTAAAGGCTGTAAAGGTCAGGCGGTGCGGAAAGCTGCGGCAAGTACGGTAAAAACTGACAGGATAAAGGAAAGACCGTCTGGGGGTCCGTTACCCCTGTAGTGCCGGGGTGATCCGGTAAAAGATTTGAGAGCTACACGAAACGGCGTCATGCACTACTTGCCACATTTGGCAAGCATCACGGAGATAATAAAAAATGGCTATATGACAATAACAATATCTACAAAATAATATAGATACTGTACAAAAGGAAGGAAGGTAAAACATGAATACATACGAAGAACATATGCAGAACTTTTTGAAGGTGCGTGAATTTTTGCGTGCATCTGGTGAGATTTCCGCGCTTGCAGTGGCATTTCATAAGCCGGTTAAGTGGTATGGCGAACACTCACAGATGGAGGCTGTGAAACTGTTGAGAGAAGAAAGCGAGGGCGAACGATGATTTTACAGACGGTATCTATCAGCGCCGCGCCGCGAGAGCTGCATCTGCAGCTTTTCAAGGCTCACGGTGATGAGCTGGAGAAGCTTGAGAAAGAGATTGCAAGCCTTGACGCTGTGGCCCTTGTGTCATGGGCACGAGTATTCGAGGCGGTAAAGACTCCAGGTGTGGTGGCACACTGGGAAGTGCAGCACGAAATTGACGGCAAGGCATACACAGAGCAACGCATACTGCACGCATCCGTAAAGAATCCGGGCTGCATTCAGTTTTCTACAGCTCACATCTACCCAGACGAATATATCCCGGTGATGGATTCACAGTTTAAAAATGCAGCCGATTTTTTCAGATATGAAGCGCCACTGTCGGCGGTTGTTATTATTGAAAAGGTTGCGTGACACGGAAAGAGGTGATAAAATGAAGGTAATCTGGGAATCAAGCCTGCAGATTGAGAAGATGCGCAGCAGTGCAGAGCGTGCTATTCTCTGCCAAAGGTCAAGAGGATTCAAGGCAACGATTAAAAAAGAAAAGCATGAAAAAAATGCTTGATACAGTAGCAAAGAGCGTTGGTGACTTGCTACTCAGTGTGCTGATCTTCGGCGGTATGGTGGTTGCACTGTACTATGGAAGTATTTGATAGGAGGATATGAAGCATGTTTAAACAGACGTTCTCTGTACTCGCACGTACAATTATAATTTTATTTCAATCCACACAGACGGTTCACTGCCTGTGAATAGCGACCGAAGCCGGAATAAATATCATCTTCATTTTTAAGATAGCGTGATGGCTTGAAAAAGTCAAGAACTTTTTGTATAATACTTACAATGTACAAACAGTATTGCTATCTTATAATAGTGCATATTGACAAGGGAAAGGAGTTATCAATGACAAAGAAAGATTTAACAGGCGAACGGCATGGAGATTTGGTGGTGCTGGGAGCTTCCGAAAATAAATACGCTAGTCCTAACACTGGAAAAAGAATAAGCCTTTGGAAAGTGAAATGCTTAAAATGCGGAAATATAAAAGAAATGCAGGCATCTCACTTTTATAGATGTGTAACATGTGGATGCGTAAGAAGACGTAAATACCACAACTGTGTAATATGTGGAAAGCCATTTATTTGGCATCCGAGTGATACAAAACAATGTTGTTCTGCTAAATGTGCGGCACAATTAAGAAAGAAACACGGCTTGTGTACGCCAAAGGGGACACCTATGCCGCCTGCTCTAATTGAAGCTCAAAAGAAAAGTCAATTAGTAAAAGCGGCTCGCGAACGATTTGCAAAAGAAGCAACTAAAGCGGCTCATGCTTTGCCAGAAGGACAACCGGGACCGCAAAACAGAACTGCTAAAAAATGGATTTTAATTGATCCTCTAGGAAATTACTATATAGCAGTATCGTTGAAGGATTGGGCTAGAAGAAATTGCCGAAGGTTCTTTGATGAAGATGTACCAGAAAATATTGCAGCTGGACGCGTGCGTGGTGGTTTTACTGCAATTGCAAGTAGTTTACGTGGTGTGTCTTCACGGAGATCTAGGCCAGTGTATACTTATAAGGGCTGGCGATTGGAAGAGTTACCAGTTGAAAAGACCGAAGAGGATGTTAAAATGGCACTGGAAGAAAATAGGAGACAAAATGGCAAAGAGAAAGAAGAAAGTTGAGAATAAACGAATCCTGGCACTAGAACTGTACAAAGGATTTTTAAAGGCTGAACCCGATTTGGCTGATCAAGTAAAAGCTGCGATTGAGGATTTTAAAGCTCAAGGTGCGAAATGGGACGAAAATATTGTGTACTGTCCTAATGATAAAATATTGCTAGAAATCCAAAAAGTACGCATGGGGGAGCCAGATGCGAAGTATTTCAAAAGGCTTAGAAATGCCACTGCAGGATTGATTTCAGCAGTGGCAACGTGGGATTTATCAAAAGTAATTTATCGCTTTGATGAAGATTTTTATAGTGAATTAAAAGAAACAGAAGGAATAGAAAAAGTTCCGGTAAACATGTTACTTCATTTGCCATATAAATGTTTATGTCTTCAAGTTGGTGACGAATCAAGGTTTACATATTTGAATTATGATTTTGAATTTAAATTATATGAATTAAGGATTGAAAGGCTTTTCTTTAATGACGATGAAAACAGAATTGAATCAAGGAGCTATTTTTTAACCTTATCGTCTGATAAATTACAAAAATGTATAGATCATACAATTTCCAGCGGAATTGATAACTATAAAAGAGTGGGGCTGCCGGAGTTTTCGGAGAAATTTGAAGAAACATATAGAAAAGATCGCGAAATATTTCAAAGTACAATACAAATGATTCTGTTTGTATTATCACAGAATGTAGATATTGTCGAGAATGAAGAAAACAAGAAAGCAAGAAAGAAATATACTCGTTCTGGTGCAAAGGAGATTCCTAAGGTATTGGATGCAGGATACCGTGTGGGAGCTGAAATAAGGAACGTTAGGGAAATCAATGTATACAAGAACAAGACAGAAGCAAATGAACAAAACCTTGATACACTACCCTCTGCCGCAGGAAGTAAAAAGACTCCACATGTACGCCGCGCACACTGGCATCATTTCTGGATAGGGAGTGAAAAGGCAGGAAACAGAAAACTTGTGATCAGATGGTTGCCACCTATAGCGATAGGAAGCAGAGTCCAAGATCTTTCACCAGTTGTACATGATGTTAGAGCATAGCTAAAAAGTAGGGATAGAATCAAATCTATCCCTATTATTTTACAGTTCTTGACAGTATTTTACAATACTTTACATTATTATACAGTATTTTACAGTAAAATAATGTCAAAATCTATCGGCTTTTCTTACGGCGCTTCTTCTGCTTCTGCTGCTTGTATTCGGTTCTTATGACTGTGATATTTCCGACAGTTTCCTCTGTTCTGATGCGCTTCAAACTGCCAACATAGGTTATTATGCTGATTTCGTGCTTCTTTCCACTTCTACTGCCCATATCATCCCCTCAGCTTTCTTGTGAGCTGCTGTCCAAACGATTCTCGATACGTGATTTTTACGTCTGTGTCCACATCAATTGGGCGGCCAACGACTAAAATTTCTGCAGGATGGAGTCGGGAACACATTTCTTTGAAGCCCTGCCGATAACACTCCTTGCCTTGATCGGTAAAGCAGCCGTTTGTGCTGACTGCCAGCGTACTCTCTTCTGGCAACCCTTCAAAGCAAAAATCAAACGTCTCTGTGCTTCCCCAACCTACAGTTGGGATGACGTTACAACCGTTCATAAATAGCCACCATGCCAGGGCGCGGCTTCTGTACACTTGATGTAGCTGCATGACCTTTGGCATAGAGTCATAAAATGAGAAGTCAGGAGCGCAGATGTATTTAAAATTTTCGAGTGTCGGAAGATACTTTTGCGGCTGATTCCATAATGGCTCGAACCGTGTGTCGTCAATAAAAAAGTGGCAAAGCGCCTTCTTCGGATTTTTTTCTTTTGCCGCCTCACAAAATGATACTGCATTAAGCCCACTCAGAGTAGCATGTACTGGGAGTAGTTTTGGAAAGCCCAGTGGAGTAAGCTCGGATTGATAAAGATATCGCTCACGGAGAACGTCTTTTTGCGTGTGAATCTTTGTGTACATCTGCCTTCCTTTCTGGCACATTGCCTAAAGTCTTTATTTTATGCACAGTTCCTAATTGAATTGCTTCCTAAAAGCTGATATATAAGTTCATCTGCAACAGTTACTATACTCCTGCCAAAAAGACTTATAAAGTCTGCGACAATTTCCTCTGTTTCAATCGGGATAGAGTATCCGTATTCCATTGCGTGAACATGTGTTAATTCGTGGCACAGCACTTTATCAATCATCTGGCTTGACAGATCATTACACATAAAGACGGTCTTTAAATTGTTGTCGGTTACGCCGAGCGTATATGTTCCGTCACTGCGCTGCAACTGCGGATCACCAGGGCTGACAAAGCAAACTTGCCAAGTGTTGTTATTTACTGTAAAAAACATTTAATACCCCCATTATAGCACATTTATAGCAAGTGTGCAATTGAAATAAAACCGGGAGCATTTGCTCCCGGCTGTACCATTGATTATATACGCTGTACCCAGTTTGTCATCTTAGTTTTCATCATCGTTTTTTCGGAAGCTGAAAGCCCTGGCATGATCTCTTTAAGATCTTCGTCGATAACGGCTAGCAATGACTCAAGCCCTCGCATGTTTGCGTCATTGTCTTCTTTGGTGTTAGCTTTGTGCATGTCCTTAGTCTCACTGTATGACCTTCTAGCACGGTCATATCGGCTTTCTGACTTCATTCCCATATCTTCTACGCTTCTGCCATCTGACGGCATTTGGGAGCCTCTACGTGGGTCAGAGTAGTACATGCGCCCAAAGCGGAGTCTATCAAGATCACGCATACGCTCTTCTTCTGGCATATCAGCCCATTCATAATACATTTCTGGTGTCATGTGCCAATAAGGTGGTTCGTCATAACCGCGTCTGCCTGTGGTTCTTGTCCCTCTACCCTTTGGGGCAAATCTGCCGTTAGCGTATCTGTAGCGGTCGTAATAGCGGCGTGACGGGTAATCACCGTATTGCTCAACCATTTCCATGATTTCATCATCGTTTTGCAGCTTATCCATTGCCTCAACGATGCGATAGTCTTTATCAAAGCAAGCAATATTCTTAACGATCTCAGTCCAGTCTTTTAAATCATCAAGATTATGGCCTTCGAAATTGTCAATTCCGATAGCTTTGGCTTTTTCTTTGACACACTCTAAAATTTCTTTAGCCCATTTATGCATAGTCTACCTCCAATTAAGCAACTCTATTCACTATAAGGTTTGCGTTAGCAACTTCAATAGCAACGCCACTTGTATTCTCAACTGCAATATTTACACAGCAGCCACGTGGAACACTGATAAAAATGCCTGAGGACACATTACTGAATTGAGATACTGCAGCTGGTGTTGAAATCATTTTGGAAGCAAGCACTGGCTCACCACTGATAGCAATTGCTAATGATATAGGAGCCACAGTTCCCCCGGCTGGAAGAGCTATATTTGCAGAGAAGCCTACAAAAAAACGTGCCTGGCACTGATTCGTAAGACCTCTAAGAGTAATGATTCCACTGCCTTCACGGTGCTGTATGCAGTTTGAACCCTTAACAGATGTGTTTGTAAAAGTTACATTTTCATTTGCCGCAACTTCCTGCGTTGCGACTGCAACATATTCTGCCATTTTGATACCTCCTTAAAATAAGGGACAGGCTCTATTTCGAGTCTGCCCCTTTGCTGATAGTAATACTGCGTTAGTTAGCAGACATAACCGTTTTGGTTAAGATACCGATATTTAATTTTGTCAGCAGTTGCAACCACTATTGCATCCGTAATACACGTTTGGGTTAGGAACTTGATATGACGGAATCGGTGCTGGATTAACTGCGTTGATGATCTGCTGTGTCTGAGATGCCATTGCTGTGGTAAGCAGTGCACTCTGGCGATCCTGTGAAGCAGCTCTGCGAAGATCATTGTTCTCAGCCTGTAAGGCAGCAATCTTGTCCTGGCAAAGGTAGTCAAGCAGCGCACGGGTATTTGCATTGGCATTGTCAATGATATCACGTGTATTGGTTGCTGCATTATAGTTTAACTGGCAGAAGCCTTTATCAATGGACTGCTGAATTGCATTTGCTTGTGTAGCCATGTTATAATTGGTGTTAGAGATTGCTTCTTTGTTGTCACAACAGCATTGTGCTAACTGTGCCTGCAGAGCATTTGTATTTTGCATATTAGCTACGGTATCAGCGTTGATAGCCTGCTGAATGCCATATCCAGTCTGCATGATGTTTGTGTTGATTCCGTTGAATCCAGTTAACATGCTATTGTTGGCCGCGTAGAATCCGTCACAAAGACCATTGGTAATTCCGTCTAGTTTTCCGACAATTGCTTGGTTATCAAAGCCGCGCTGAATTGCACTATCTGTGTAGGCTGCTGCGGTAGAACCCATTCCGCCACCGTTGTTGCCCCAGCCACCGAAGCCATTACCCCAGCCGAAAATGGCGAAGATCAAAACGATCCAAATAAGCCCCCAGCCGTCGTTGCCCCAGCCGCCGTTGTTATTGCCGTTACCATCAATGCTAGCCACTAATGGTACACTACAGTTTCCTGAGTTAAACATACTATTTACCTCCGTAATAATTTTTTATATACATAATCTTGCAAGAATTAGTATCATTTTTAATATTTTTGTGTTATAATATCTTTGTGCAGATAGGGAATCGCGACCCGAAAATCACAATGCCTAGTGACTTCTGCACGTTTATTGGTAGGCGATTAAAAACACGAAAGGCAAGGTGTTGTTTTTATGCTCAAGTATCACATTTCCGATTATAAAGGGAAAAAATATGGCCATCTTACTGTAATTTCACAATCAAAAAATTCAGATATCCCAAATGGGTTTGATTTCAAGTGTGATTGTGGAAGAATTATCTCCTTTGCTCCTGACAGAGTTATTAAGGGCCATCAGAAATCTTGTGGGTCCTGTTCTTACTCAAGGAAGCCTAAGATCAGCATAGATAATTATATAGGTCAAAGATCTAATATGCTTACAGCAATAGGTCTTTCAGAAAGAAGGCCATCTGATAAAAGGCAGTATATTGAGTGCTTATGTGATTGTGGAAATAAAGTTAGGGTATTGCCTTACCTGTTTAAAAATCACAAAGTGAAAAGTTGCGGTTGTTTGCTAAAAAATAGTCCGGCATATATTGATGGAAGAACTAAAAATCCACTATATGGGCTATGGAAAAACATGATCGGACGTTGTGAAAGCCCAAACCATCCAAAGTATTACCAATATGGCAAACGAGGAATAACCGTGTGCGAAGAATGGCATGACTTTTGGAAATTTGTAGAATGGTCCGAATCTATTGGTGGACGTCCTGAGAACTACACACTTGATCGAATTGACAATAATGGTAACTATGAGCCAAATAATTGTCGTTGGGCAACTTCTGGAGAACAAGCTATAAACAAATCAAATAATTTGAATATAGAGTATAACGGAGAAACCAAAACTCTAAAAGAATGGTCTGATTTGCTCGGAATAAGTTGGGATGTTCTTCATAATCGCCTCCGAAAAGGTTGGACTGTTGAAAGAGCTTTTACAGAAAAAGTGTATAAGTAGTTTTTCTAATGGGTGATAAAATTTCACCCATTATTTTATTCCCAATTGACTTTTTATCTGGCGAACTGCATCATCAACATTTATCCCTTTTTCTTTGCAAAGGTTGCGAGCTAATTGTTCTACACCCTTTGTATCACCTTTATTTGCCATATCCATAGCATTTTTTAAAATAGGATTACTCATAGCTTGGCTGTTTCCAGCCATCTGCTGCAAAAACTGCTGTGGGTTCCTCATGGCTTGAAATAGCTGAAATGGATTATTCATTCTCATTTGCCTCCTTCTTTAAGCCTCCGGACCTTTTAGGTGCTATCTTAGGCATCAATTCATCAAACTTCTTTTCGAGGCTATCAAATCTTGCCATAAATGCCTCTGTAGCCTCGTCAGATAGCCCCATTTTCATTTTGGACATGTCGGCTGAACTATTCGCCGCATTTGGCTGTGAAGCTGTGTACGGCTTATATACAATCGTTCTAATGGTTCCATCTGCATTCCATGATTTTGTATAGATCTCTGACATGTCTTGCTTTGGGAATACGGCAACTGAACCGTCCATAGGTACATCGTTCGCAGTAATTTGTTCGACAGCTTGCACGACCTTTCCGTTCAATCCAGCCTGCTGCTGTGGCTGAATGCTTTGCTGCTGATTAAAAAGCGGCTGGTTTTGCTGCAGATCATAACGCGGCTGCTGATATTGATACGGGTAATAACTATTATATTGGCCATACATTGTCTGTTGGTTGTACGGTTGATACATCTGATTTGGTATCGGCATCGTCGATTATCACTCCTTCCTCGTCAAGAACCTCTCCAATAGCCTGAATCATTGCTGATTGATACTGCATTGGAATCATACATACATCTGGTCTTTCAAATATTTTAGTTAAAAATGATTCAGGAAACATCATTCGCACCTTCCTTCCTCTTATTCTGATTGTATTGTGCCATAAAAATAAGATGTAAAAACGACAGGGATACGACATATTAACGACAAAAAGAGCTGCCAGATAAACTGACAACTCTTTTAAAGAATATTTTACTGTAAATAAATGTCAAATATTGTTAAATAAAGTTAAATAATGTAAAGAAATGTAAAATACACTATTACAACATCTGCAATTCCTCTCCTGTGTCCTTTGATGTGAGTTTGATAGAGACGTCGTATCCTAACGCTTCTGATATCTGACGTATATCACTTTCTCTAAAATTATTTAACCTAAGTTTTTTGGACACGTTAGATTGAGAACACCCTAACAGTTTTGCAAGCTGAACTCCGTCCATCTCTTTCTTAAACATTATTGTTTTTACAATGTTCGAAAATGTGTTTTTGCTTTCCATTTACTCACCTTCCTCCTTCGGTTTAAGATCTGCCTTGTAAGAGCTTAAATGTTCTTCTATAGTTTCAAGACTATTGGATTCCTCTGGAATCAATCGGTTGAGATAATATAAAAAAGAATTATAAGCCTTTGCTGTGCAATAATACTTTTCCTTGCCATTCACCGTAACTATTCGACCTCTAAATGATGTCGGGGATGCATTATCAATTAAAGATTTGGAAAAGTCCAGTGCAGACTGCTTGACCATTCTTAGAAAATACTCAAATGCGGCGGCATTTGACGAAAGAAATCTGGCCCAAATCAAATCTAGGTTACTAGAAAACTCATATTTTTTAAGTTCAGTCGGATTCTGCTTGCCACTAGCCATCTGAATGTTGTAGGATAATACACCAATTTCATTTGTGATATAATGGCACAATTCAATGCCGACAGATATGTAAACTGCAAAGTTAGGATCGAGATTTGCTGTAAATCTTTTTGAACATTCATCAACAAATTTCATCATCTTGGAGTCATACATCATTCCACAAGTTTGAAAGCCTGCGCTGCTAATTCCGATTAAGCGCAACCATGTAACAGTATCTTGATTGTTGTAAAGTATCTTGTCGAGTAGTTGCCACAATGGAACATCGTTAAATAAGCGAAGTGGTTTAGCACTGTTATTATTTGAAATGTAAAGTGCCATGGTTTCAGCTGTAACACGTTCTTTATCAAAAAATTCCCCACCCAATGCATTAAATCCGGTTATAACCCCATTTTCACGCTTGAGAAATATCCTGCGCGATTGGTGCGTGAATAATTCCGCTGGGTTAGAAGGTGGATCAATCTTTTTGCGCTCATCGGATCGTGGCAAGCATTCCCATATTGGGCAAGGCTTAGGCCACAATTCTCCATTACCATTCTGTAAAGGAACTAGGTTCATCATAAGTGTTTCAAAAAGATTTCGCCCGATTGCGTAAACAATAGTATTTTGCCCCAACCATCCAATACTGATTGAAGGCAAGCCTGCTTTACTCGGCTTTACAGAAACATCATCATACCCGTTGATAAAAAGAAGCCATCTAGCCGCTTCTGCATATGTTAGTTGCATTTTTGCTTCTCCACTTCTTGTCGCAAAAATTCGTACCTTGTTGTTGCTTTCAGAAATTTCTCCGTTTAACTTTGCAGCACCAAAAGCAGTTCCTTTTTTAGCTTCGTTTGCCTGATAGAATGGAGCATCAGGCTGAAAAAGCCAGAAACGTTCTCTGTATTCCTCTAAATATTTTAAAAATGCTTCCGGAAAATGTCCGAGACTCCAATAGCTTTTCCAACGGCTGATTGCTTCATCCCTGTTCAAAAGCGGAATCTCATCACCGTTTGAGTCGAATCTTGCAAATCCAGAATGAGCAATTGCAAGAAGCAGCCGTATCATTGCGACATTTTGAGTATCTGTTTCACCCGCCAAATCCATGCATTCATGACTGTGGGTGAAAACATCCGTGAGTGAAACTTCTTTAATGGTATAATCTGGAAGCAATACACGCACCCAATTTTCATCAAGCAAATTAAATTCTTTCTTCATATATATCCTTCTTTCTACAGTTCTTTACTTTATTTAACAGTTCTTTACATTCAAATAATGTCAAATAAGGTTAAATACTGCTATTTACTAATATATATATTTCTTGCAATGCATAATCTATATTCATACGGCTCAAATATCCAATTTTTGCATTCCAATCTTGGACCTTTGCAATCATGGCGTAATACAGCTTGTGGCTCAAGTGGGCAGTTACAAAGAATACAAAGTCAGATTTTTTTAATGCAGCGTTGCGCACAGTGCTGACATCTCCTGCACTGATATATTGCCAATTCGGAAGATAAGTTTTGAGCTTCTTTATCAAGCTTGGATGCCCTCCAACAATTGTGCCACTAATGTTTTTTAATTGCTGAATTTGCTCCTTAGATAGCTCATTTGTATTTTCGGTTTCTGAATCGTTTTCCAGTGAAAATATATGCTCTCGCAAAGCATAAAGCTCCCTACGTTCACTCTCTACCTTTTGCAGTTCGGATTTTAGCGCATCATTCTTCTGCTTGAGTAGATTTATCTCATCAGATAAGCGCTGAACCTGCTCAGTACAAGCTTTTTGTTCAGACATCCTGCGTTCCTGAGATTCAGATAATGCAGATTTGGCTTGAAGCAATTCATTTTTAATGCTCTCTACTTCAATATACACGTCTTCGCGATTGTGTTGGAAGTAGTATTCTTTAGACTGCTTATATGCCTTACACATAGCTAATATATAGCTCGTATATTTTGCATAAGTCAGGAAATCTTCACGTATTCCTCCTCTTTTTCCATGCGTATAAGCAATTGCTAGTGCTTCCAGATCTTCATGTGTGAACTGTAATTCAGAAAAAATAGAAACACTTGAAAGTGACTCAATATCAAACACTGTAGTGTATCCAAATTCCTCATCTTTTGGTGCTAACTGGATCTGCTTAAATAAATCTTTTGGAAGTTGACTAATGTATGATTTTGCTCTTTCCTGAAAAGCACAGTCATATTTCTTTAAGCCTTTTTGTATTCTACGTTCTGGATTGTATCCGTAGTTTGCAATAAAGCAAAGTAATTCATCACATTTTTTACGTTCTTGTACCAACTCTTGTGGCCACATATTTAAAAAGTAATAGCCTGCAAATAAATGACCATTAAAATTATCGTCCGAAACATGATCTGACTTTGCAAGCTTTGCATAAATGACTTCTCCGATTACACTATCAAAATGAAGCGGTTCGTCTTTTGGAAGCCTTCTAAAAATGTTGTATAGCTTTCTGTATCCCTTTTTGAAAAGAATATCCAAAGAAGTCTGTGCTTGTTCATCTTCTGTGTAGCTATATTCGACGATTCCAAGTGCTTTTTTATAAGCTTCTTCTGTTTGCAAAGACAACTCTTCCGAAAATAAAGTATTGTAATATTCGCTCTGCTTTGCAGCATTATAATAAGCTACAGCATTCTTGCCATATTCGATTTCTAAATCTAATCGTATATGGCGTGCAAACGCGATAGCGCAAGCGTAAAACGGTATCAAGTTTACTTGCTCCATAAAATACCTTCTTCCTTTAACAGTTCTTTACCTTATTAAACCTTTTTTAAATGTCAAATAATGTAAAGAATTATAGATCATGTGTCCGCATGTATTCCTCAATGGCAAAGCAAGCAAATCCTGCCAAAGTACGACCGGATTTCCGGGCGGCTTCCGAAAAGGCTGCCTTTTGCGATTCTGTGCATGATACACTGAACTGAATCTTACGCTCAGCTGCAGGGACTTCTCTGCGTCCTACATATCCACCATTTGGACCAATCTTCGGAGTTGGATTATATCCAGGCGTATACACTCTGTTTGGATCAACCGGAGCAGAGACAAAAACTGATTTTTTTTCCGCCGGCTGGATGCTTGGAATCTCGGCTTCGCTAGTATCTGTAAAATCAATGCCAGCTGTCACATCAAAAGAAGTAGTAGTGGTGTTATCTTTCTTTCTCATTGCGTCACCTCTCAATTAGCTCTTTTGCAAATTGTACATAATCAATAGCAGCATTGCAATTTGAATCAAATTTCATCAGCGTTGTTCTGGTTGCCTGTGCCTTTTGTACGGCAATGCTTTCGCGAATGGTTGTGCAGAAAACCTTTGTATTGAGTTGCTTGGCGATTTCTTCCAAGGAAGCTTTAACTTCCTGGGCGAGGAGCTGACGGCTCTTATATTTTACTAGCAAGAGTCCTGCAACCTCTAGGTTGGGATTATTTCTTTTCTTTACGCCCGTGATGGTTCTATTCAGTTCCGACAGACCTTGAATGGCATAACGGTCTGCGGTGACAGGAATGATGACCTTGTCAGAAGCAATTAAACAGTTTTTAAGCAATTTGTTGTCAGCTGGAGCTGTATCAATAATAACATAGTCATAGCCAGTTAATTCAGCAAGAGCATCCTTCAATCTAAAATATTCGTTCCCGTCGCTTGGGAATCTTTGATCTGCTGTTTTCAGTTCTGGATCGGATGCAACTATATCGCCTATTTCTGTTTTTTGAATAGCTTCCGCAATTGGAAGCGGATCTTCAATATCTAAAATAACATCGTAGAGAGTTGCTGTATCTTTGGACACTGCTCTATAAGTGTCCGTACTGTTGCCCTGCGGATCAGCGTCAACAAGCAAGACCTTCTTACCTTGTGACATTAAAATTGAAGCAAGTGTAGTGGCTGTTGTGGTCTTTGCAATGCCACCTTTTTGGTTTGCAATACATATTACTTTCATAATGAAACCTCCTTTGTGATTACATTATTTTACAATTCTTAACCTAATTTGACATTTCTTTACAGTAAAATAATGTTTTTTCCTTTCTCAGTTATAGGATACATTGTTAGAACTAAAAAGTCAATAGTTAGAACTAAAAAGTTATAAAAAATATCTTTAAGGTTATACATGTGACGTTTCTTTACAGTAAAATAATGTTAAAAAATGTTGTAATAGTCCCCTAGCATCATAAATACCAGGGGACTATTTATAGTTGGTTGATTTTTGATTTTATATCGGCAATCCTGCGGTCAACCGTCCTAGTTGACACGGATAACCGGGTTGCTATTTCGCTGATAGATTTGCCTTTAGATAACATATCAAATGTTATCTCTTCGTCCTCCGTGAAATTACTTCTAAGTTTGTAATCATCAAGCTTAGACTGGGTAAGTTTGTGTAATTTCACGGATCACATCATGACTCCTTGATTGTTAGCTCTTTAGAATCAGTTCTTTTGAGAATAATAAGCTGCCTATCCATATCCGGTATCTTCCAATTATCAACAGATTCAGAGTCATCTACGATGATAGGAAGGGTAGTAGCGTATTTCTTCTGAAAAGCCTTGCAAACATCTGTCTCGATTAAGATTTTTGCACCGTGATTAAGGTTTCTAGCGTATGGTTCACCGTTTACGCAGAAATCACATGTTTCTTCCAGATCACCATTCACAAGCTGTCTGAAAAATTTCACTTGACAGTACTCTAAATACTCGTTTACTTTGCTTTCTAAAAGCTCGTGCTTGCGAATGTTGAAGCGTTTGAGCAAGTCGAGTTGTGCCTGCGTATCTGCAATTAGTTGCTCATTCTTTCGGCGCTCAACGTTAAGCTCTGCAACCCTTGCGTCAATTTTGGCATTGATTTCAGTTTTTGCAAGCTCTGCTTTTAGACTAGATAACTGATGTTGGAGGTTGTTTTCTTCTGCCTTGAGCTGCGCAAACGTTGCATTTGCAGTATTTGCTTCTAACTGACTTTCAAGCTTTACGATTTCTGCAGATCTGGTTTTTACTGTCTCGTCTGGTTCTGTTGGTGTTAAAGTGGATATAACTTTTTTCTGAGCAACTAAATCATCGACAACTCTTGACTTTTTATTGGATTCTTCACGAAGGGCAGAAAGCTCTGCATCTGCAGCATTGAACTTTTCGCGTAAAGCATCAATGATTTCTTTGCATTTCATTCCATTGTCTGTGATTTCCTGCAGTTTTTCTTCCTTTGATTCTTCAAAATGCTTTCGCATTTCATCCTGCTGATCAGATGGATATTCACGCTTGCAATACGGGCAAATCAGCAAATTTTCATCAAATTGTATATCTTTATTGCTTTTCCAGTCACTTGAAAGCTTCAAACGCTTAGTTTCAAGATCTCGAATTTCAGAGTCAATCTGGTACAATTCATGTTCCTTAGCGTTTAAATTGTTATTGGATAGGAAAAGTTCTTCCTTTGCTGCCATAATCTGAGCATCTAAATCGGCAACTCTTTTCCTGTTTTCAGCATTAGCGTCATCAGCGGCCTTTAATTGTTCCTGCTTCAACTTATAAATTTGTGCCTGAATTGTACGTTGCTCATCAAATGCCTTCTGCACATCAGCTTGTTTACTCTGGTTATCTTTCAGTCTGCTTTCAATGTCTGCAATCTGACTGTTTACCAAGCCTTCATCAATGACAATTTTCTGCTTTTCCACCTCATCAATGCGGCTTGGAAACTCTTTGCGAATATCAAGCAGTCCTTTAGTGCCATTCCTTCCGCGTCTGCCATTCAGCATAGTATTAAATTTTGATTTTAACTCATCAACACTGCCATCATCCAGCAGTGGAAGAAGAGGGGAGAACTCCGGAAAACGTTCACAAACCTCTGCATTGGAACACGTTCCAAAGGTGGATTCTAAAATTGATCTGCAGTCAGCAGTACTCTTTGACAAGAGCGTTTTGGCGTTGATCAAGTTCGAAAGTTCGCTCACAGGAACCAATTTTTCTGCAATAAATTCTTCATAGTCGCACTTCTTTTTAGGGATATTATTGATATAATAGTCAATAACATTACCTATGAAGTCACCTTTTTTATTGTAGTTCTGACGAGAGACCTTTTTAAATGTCTTGTTGGAACCGTTAAGTTCTACGGTCATCTCGACTGTAACCTCAATATCGTTAATCTCGTTACCTGATTTATCGTGTGGCCTGATTCCAGTAATTTCTTCGCCGTTCTCACCCCTGCAATTCAGTACCCAAAAAATAGCTCTCTTAACTGTGCTTTTTCCAGATTCGTTGCATCCAGATACCTCTGTCTTATTGTATAAATCTGTGTCTACAGCTTTTCCATTGTAAAAACTGCAAAAATTATCTAACTTCAAATGCTTAATTCTCATCGTTTTCCCTCTTTCTTTCGTCATCGGTTTCATTTGCGCTTGATGCAGTACACAAAGCAACTGCAAGCACACCAGTAATTCCGCCAAATAATAGTCCTGCTATTAAACCGATTAAAAAATCCATACTATTCATCCTTTCCGCTTACAGAATCTATCTCAAACGAGAATCCGGTTCTATCTTCGAGTTCTTTCATAAAACGTTCAATGTCTCCGTCGTATTCCTTTGAGAATTTGTCAACGTAGTCCATTGTTTTCTGTATTCGTTTGGCGATTGCTTCAGCCTTCCAATTAGGACAAGTATCTGCCAGGGCAAGTCCAAATGATGTTAATATGATGCTGTATATGTTGTCCACAGCGTCTTTATTTGCTTTTTGGTAGTATTTGTCATAAAGCTTGCGATCAACGTCTCGTGCAATATTTTCTTTTAACAAAGCAATTCTTATGCTTTCTTCCGCACCTGTGATTCGCTGTTCTACGACTTTATTTCCTTTTTTTGCTTCTCTTTCAGCCCGTCTCCTTTGTGCTCGTGTCATAAAGCCTCCTTCTAGGTAGTGGACTATTTTAATGTATTAAAGCTCATTATAATTTAAAATAGTCTATAAAACTGTGCTTTGCTTATATATTTAGTTCTGGCAAATACTCTGGTTGCTCGGATGCGATTGAAACCTTTCCCTGCAACTTCTGACATTCTTTTTGCTTCGCAATCTCTGCGGAGTATGATCTTAAAAAATTACTGTGAATAACTGTCTCAAACTGAGTTGCTTGTCCCTTCGCCCATTCTTCCAGATTCCTTGCGTTTCCAACTGTTGACTGGATAATTGGTGGAAGTTTGGCAAACTCGTCATCAGCATGATATGTGCTGTTTCTGACAGCTATCCGAACCAAAGACCATGCTTCCAACGGCGTAGGCGTGTCTGCTTGACTCAAAGCGACTAACTTTTCGTTAATTTGACCGATTGACGGCGGAAAGCCTGTGTTTTCTGAAAGTATGTATGCTTTGAGTGCTGCACTAACTTGCTCGTAAGTATAGCCAGATAGCATATTTGCCCATGTAGTGGCAGTAAGCTCTATATCTGCAATTTTATAGTTTGGATATGATACGGTCATTACCGCCATTAACTTTTTAGCCTCGTTTTTAGTCATCCGTAATACTTCCCAAAATTGCATCGAGTTGTGAACGCTGCGGATTTTGTTTGCCCTTAAAGCTATAGCCAGCATCATGCAGTGGGAAAAGTCCTACCCAGCAGTTATCAACAGACTGGTTTAAAATCTTGATCATAAGCTCAATGTCTCCGCCAGATAGATTCTCCAACTTGACTATTGCTCTTTTCAAAGCATTTGCGGTTAGGGGCTTTTTAATCTTTGCTCTCATGGAAACAAAATCGTTAAATGCCTCATTCAGGCGTTCATCATCAAAGTATTTTTTTGAAGATACGTTCTTGTTTTTTACGTCCATTAGCTCATTTAAATCATCATACAAAGAGATGATTAGCGTAACTGCATCACCTTCACCATTAGAAGTTAGCAAGCTCACAACGTTTTTTACTCTAGGCTCATAGCATTTGTTTTTGATTTGAGTTATCAGCTCTTTTCTTGTCATTTTTACCACCTTCCTTTCTTTCTTCTGCCGTTTACTCATGGTTCTCCTCTGGCAAATCGCCCAAGCTGTTGACTTCCTGCCCTTTTATGCAAAACATTTCCTCACCTCCTGCATTCTGCAGGGGTCGAACCTGCAAGCCGTTAGGCTACCGTGAGGGATAGTGTTTTATCTTACTTTGCAACTCGAAGTTGCAATCAATCTTAGGGCTTCAATGAGGTGCTTCTGTGTATCAAAATAAGTCGAATAAATTGTAATGTCGCAGTGGTGAAGCCCGTCCCTATAAAAGTAAAAAGTTGTCATTTTTTCGTCATAAATAATTGCAACCTTGATTGTTGAATCTCTGAATTTCGAATGAATTTCATAAGCGTCATAAGGGGGAAGACCTTTTTCTATTACTGTAGTTATTCCTGCCTTTGAAAAAGATTTTTGAATCTTCCTAATAAATTTTTCAAGGTTTTTAATCTTCATATTACCTTTTCCTTTTCTTATTCATTATTTTGAGTCTCAAATGCATGTATTGTGGATCATAATTCGCTTGCTATCAATTGCGTGTGCAGCGTTTCCACTGCACACCTTTTCAGCCACGGTGTTTAAATTTTCTGATACGCCACCACAGATCACTGCGCATCAACCCGGTTTACCGGGCATTCGTTATTCCTTTCCTTTTGATTCTGCGTTTTCTGTGTTCGGGAAATTCGGTTTCCACGGTTCTGGTTGTGGCATCCATGCTACAACCTTACTCATTACTTTCATCTTTCTGCCGTTTGTTCCGAATGTATACCAACCAATCGTAGTTTTCCACATGCTGTCTGTATATTCTGCCTTTCTACAAATCGCTAGGAAAATTTCTTCTCTCTTTGTTTGTACGATAACTGGGTCTGAATCATACTCAATGAAAAATGAATTTTTAGCAGCTGCTTTCTTCATTTCTGGCAATCTCTCTTCACATGTCACCCATGTCCGTGCTGTAGGTTCTTTGTCAATCTCTGTAAATAGTGCATCCTTTAAAATCTGCGCTATCATTACCCTCTTGATGTATTGTGCAAAGTCCGAATGTTCATAGTCTTCCTTGACCTTGTCACAAATTTTGTCGATTCTTTCTTTCAGTGCATCCGCATCAATCAGATGATACTGTGAATGGACTTTCTATTTTCACCTACCAGAATCAACTCATGCTTGATTGTATCATCATAATAACAACCGTCTCTGCATGTCCATTTCCCATTATGCAGTTCCACATCATATCCTTTGCTCTTCGATGCCTCCCCTCTTGCAGACCATTCAGCTCCCGTTTTTACAAAATAGCGCGGATAGCTCACGAAAGGGTTTTTATAAACTTTCATTCTCTGCCTCCGCTCTCAGAAAAACATATGCTTTGCTATCCGCAAAAATAATATTTTCTGGCTGCTCCTTGTGTACCTCTCCGTTCTCGTACTCTACAATTAATTCCGTGTTCACGTCTATTTCTCCTTCCAGTAGAGTCTCTGTCCACACTGATCACAATATTTTGTTGCGTTTGGGATGCACGCAATGAGATAGCTGCAAGATTTGCATTTGTAAACTCCATTTGCTGTGATCTTGATTGGCTTCATTGGAATTTGCTTTTTGATTGCTTTAATCGCAATTTCGCATGTAGCCTCATGCTTAAAATACTCAATCGCTTGCGCTTTTAATCCATCTTTCCAACACTGCTTTCCCAACTCGTTTTCTGCCTCTCCGATATCCTTCAAAATGTCAAATGTCTCATCGGAATCCAACTCAAATTTAATTTGTTCAGCCATTTTCTCATTCCTCCTTATACACTAAAACATATCATCAGCGTATGTTTCTTATTTGACCTCCTCCCAGTCAATCTTCTGTCCGCAGTCTGAGCAATATGGTGATTTCTTTGCAATACTTATGCCACTCCATACTGTGTTTCCGCAGCACGGGCATTCCCACAACTCGCAGTGGCTTTCTCTCCATGTGTGTGGTTGATCACCTCTGTTTTCATGGATGATAGACTCGTGAGTTGCTTTAACTGGTAGCTGCGGAAGCTGCTTCTTTAAGCATTCTACTGCTGCTTCGTAAGCAGTTTTTTCTCTTCCAACTCTCAAACTTGTCTGCAAACTCGGTGCTTCATGTATTCCAATTCATGGTTAAAATAATCAATAGATTCCTTGACGTGTTCATTGTACTTATTCATCTTTTAAATATTTTCCCCTTTCTTCTTGATCCGGAATGTCAGCAAAACGATATGTAGAAAAAGTATTATCTTCTAAAGCTGTCCAACTGGTCTTACCAAAGCTAAACACAACTATAAGGCCATTAAGGGTTTTAGCAAAGTGGGCTGCGAACCAAGGCCCAGTTTCAGAATCACTCACTAAAACTTTTGTATCAATTGGTACGCGGCTCCAATCAATTTCTGGTACTTCTTCTCCACACCAATGTACAAAGGCTTTATCGCAGATTTCTTTTTCAATGTGATAAAGGCAAGACTTGCAATTGTGGCAGCACTCAGTCAACCCTTTATTCGTTAGTGCAGGATGTGCTCCTGTTTTAAATAGGATTTCCATTATTTTATTTTCATTTTTCTCTCTATTTGTCATGCTATCTCCTTATGCGAATTTAAGCTGTTTTGCAATTGCTTCTATTACATTTACCGTGACACCATTCCCTGCTTGCTTATATAACTGGCTGTCGGAATTGACAAATGCTGCCTTTTCGAAATATTCATCTGTCCATCCTTGCAATCTAAAACACTCTTTCGGTGTCAATTTTCTGATTGCTATGTAGCACTGATATTTTTCATACCAGACAGCATATATGGTTAATTCATCAGAAATTTTCACAAACATGCCTGGTCTGGTTAAGACATGTTCCCTGCTTACTGGAATGTTTTGAAGTTTTAAGGCAACACCACTATCGTGTGTAGATGCTTTTAGACATCTAAAGCAGTCTTCATATACTCCACGATAGAACTCTGGTGAAACTTCAGTATAAACTCCACCAATAGGGCTTATACTCGTGGCAATTCCATGCCTATCTTGCGAAGTTAAAGTAAACATTGGTTCTCCATTCTCTTTAAAGCGTCTTCCGTTCTGGCGCTTTTCTGTGCGATCTGGGGTGAGAACTGGAATTACAACACCACTTGTCTCGGCTTTGTGGTTTGAAACACCTTTATTGTATCTTGCTTGCAAACATCTTGCTTTTTCTGTTAATTTTATTCCCTGATAACTCAAATCTACAAAGCAAGGCAAAGCCCCAGTAATTCCTTCTTGATCAAAAACTTGTGTGTTTCTTCTGAATCCGTCTCGATGACCAATTATTGAAACACTATTTTCTCTGTCTGTTCCCTTGATAGGAAATATTTCTGTGGCACTTCGTTCTCTAAGATGTCCGATAATGAAGCACCTTTCTCTGTTTTGTGGAACTCCGAAGTCCTTAGAGTTGAGCACTTGCCATTCTGCATCATACCCCCCCTGCTCCATTTCAATGAGCAATCTGGCGAAATCCCATCCTCCATTAACGCTAAGCAAATTCTTAACGTTCTCAATGAAAAGGTAAGTGGGTCTATTTTCTTCTTCGAGTTGTCCGATAAGGTACATAACTCTGAAAAACAAGCTTGAACGGTTTCCTTGAAATCCAAGCTGTTTTCCTGCAACGGAGATGTCTTGACAGTTGTGGACGATTGCCCCGTTTGCAATGTAAGATTCATCTTCTTCAACGCTAAGGTTATATACTGTTTCGTATTGATCAGATTCTGTTGGCTGATACAATTTTCTGCAAACATATCTTCCACGATAATATCCTTTAACCGATTTGTTAGAGATTCTAAAAGTGTAGGTGTCTCTTTGTTTACATTCCCTTCCTTCAATAGTGCGCTTTGAATCTCTTTTAGTATAATAGACAGCTGGCACAGGTTTTCCCAATCGCTGTGCAATAATGCACATACCAAGAATGACTGCTGCACTGGTTGATGTTGCTTCTTCTTTGTCGTTTCTGCCATCTCCTGACATGTATCCGTTATAAAAGTATTCGGCCTTTTCTCGTGGCAAACACAGTGCTTCTCTTGGTATTCGTTTTCCATATGCATATTCCCCGAATATACCAAGGTATTCGTATAGTTGGTTATTGCACACATGATACTTCCCACAAGTCCTTTCTTCAGTGTAAGTTCCATGTAAGTTTGCTTCTGACAGTCGGTGTTCAAATTCTTCTCGTTTTTTATCACTGACCGCAAACACAATCCTTCCCCCTCGTGGTCTATCTTGTCTGCGAACTCTCCACCCATCAGCAATATAGCGTCCGATAATCCACCAGATCTCTTTGCTGTATTTGTTTGGTTCTTCATCAGGCAACACCATTGTGGAGTAATAGCTATCATTGAGTTCCTTGACTGGTTTGAACTCAATTGGTTCGGATACGCGAGTGACATAATACGGGTGTTCTGCTGTTGTGCCGGTTGGTAAGATGCCAAATCCGTTGACATTCCAGATTCTTGCGTTGTCTCTCTGCATAACTGAGGTAACTGTTTTCCATCTTCCCTTGTGAGTAAGCACTCTATCTCCGACAGATACGTTTTCAATTGGTATATATCCTTTTTCTGTAAGAATATAAGTTCCTCGAACGAAGCAAGGGAATCCGAAGCACCAGCAGTCCGCTTTTGGAATGTCTCCGGCATACACTCTTCTAATGTCATTTGCATACCATTCTCCATTTCTGTATTCCTCCTTCAATATTTCTTTTTGCCGTTGTTTCAGTGGCATTTTGTCCAGGAACTCTCTCTGCTCTTTGGTGAGTAGATGCATGGATGTGTAACTTGCAGTCGCAAACTTGTCGAACTCACAGAATCCAACGCATTCATGTCCTGCCAATTCCATTCCTCTACGGAATCCTCCAATTCCTGCAAAAAAATCAATAAATTTCATTTTTACCTCATAATGTTATAAAAGAATCAAACCCCACAAAAGTATCAGCGAGATAATCCACAATGCTCCAAATGATGCTCTAGTCCTTTTGGGTCCTATGTAGTGCAGAAGCATAGCTAAAAGCATAACCACACATAAAACACTCTTAATTATCTGCATAATATTCAACTCCTCTCATTCTTTACGTTTTACAAAGGATTCGCATTCTGTATTCAGCAAGCATACGTAAGCACGATCTATGGTATAGCTCGGTATCTCGTATCCATTCTCACAAGCGCGACAATATTCTCCGCATTTATACTTGCTATTTACAGCTTTTTCTGCTTTAAGCTGATCCAGTTTATCTTCAAGATTTGCATTTGCATTTTTAAGCTCTGCATTCTCCCTGATTAGGCTATCGTATTTGTTTCTACTCATTATTCTGAACATTCGTGCCACCTCACCCCATAATATTTAAAACTATGATTGCTATGCTACACAGCAGTATAACGATAAGTGCTAAAATATTCACGATTTTGGCAGTTTTTCCGTACTTTAACGGAGATTTGTATGCAACTCTAACCATTATGAGTTGGACTGCAAGAAATACAAATTCGATGCATAAGATAATATGCTTAATACTCATTTATTGCTCCCTTCTGATACCTTATTATCATTTTCTTGTGCATCCTCGAAGAATGATTTGATATCAAACCACTTATCATTGATTATATTTCCAATAATTTTTAATCTTCTATCTCCAGTTACTGCGGTTCGTATATATCTTCCCTCTAAATCACTCAACTTTGTAACTCCGACTGTATCCATTATTCTAGCAATGGATTCCATTCACGGACCATAGCCACTAAATTCTTTCGCCCCCAGATAACCGTGTCCGAGACTATATCCGCCAAAAACGCATCCCCAACCTGCACCTTCAACAACGACATCAAACGATATGCAACCGTGATTTTCCATTGTCAGCTCCGCACCTTTGATTTGTGCGTTTCGGATATCGTAGCCTTCTTCAATAAGCTTTTTTTTCTGTCCAGATCTTCATGTGTTCTCTCCTTCCTTACTTAGATACTTATTTTCAAGGAAGTTAAATTGATATTCTATTTTCACTTTTTCTGGATTGAATACACAAGCAGGGGCAACCCCACTCGTGCCGTACGTATATTTGCTGTGCAGAACACCATCTGTGTCCACAAGGCAAACGTAGTCACAGTACCCGGAGTCTGTGATATACCAAGGTGTGCAAGTCCACATGCACTCAGGGAGTAATGGAACATTCTTGCGGTACTTTCTGTATTCATCACAACTTAGGATAAAAACTTTATCCGTAACTGTGCCGTAACGGTCATCCCCGTTGTCAGCTACTAAATCAACCTTATGAGGAATAAGATTATCTTCACCCAACACAGGAAGCAGTTCCTTGATTAGCTTTCTGCGCAAGCTTGATTTTGCATAGTTGTTGCGGCAGCCCTCATCGAAACGATACTCTTTCCCGTTCCAACTGGATGCCATAACTGCTAGAACGCCACCATCTACGTTGTTATCTAATGCAATCCACTCAAATCCTTTAAAGTTAAAATGACTTTCGCCTGGAACTGTTTTAATATCATTTTCTCTCATCTGCCATTTCCTTTCCTGGTTCCTCATAATTCTCAACACTGATAAGCTCCATAAACTTATCTCTCTGGCGCTCTGAAACCTTGTTACCCTGTTTTTCGGGCTTGACAGCGATTGTAAGGTGTTTCTCTGCGATAGATGATAATTCCTTAGCTAACGACTTCTTACCTTGCTGTATGCCCTCTGAATAGGTTCTAGGCTGCTTTCTGTCTCCTATAGATCCACTTGAACGGTTTTCACCCTGTCCACCCAGGCTAACATTCCGAAGCTGATAGCCATTTTCTGCATAAAATCTGATGTAATACTTTTCCTGTTCGTCAAGCTGATCAATAGGAACATTCATGTATTCAACCTTCCACCCGTAAGGATTGTCCACTGAATACAGTTTGTGCTTTCTAAGGCTCAGGTCTATGTGCTGTTTGTAGCCAACCATATGACTTGCCAGCCTACTAAGTATGTGCATGGCTTGCCCGATATACGCAAACCGGAAACCGTTCTCATCCTTTCTGGTCAAAATGTAGATTCCGCTTTCATCGTTCAGCTGGGGATTGATTTTCAACAGTCGCTTTTTGTTCTCCTGCTCTATGGCTTTTGCCTTTGCAATGTTTCCATATTTATTCATCAATAACCTCTATTTTCTTGATATGGCTCTTACGAAACCTCCAGTTATCGACTCTGTATTTCCCATCAAAATCGCGTTCAAGCTTTCCAACTGACTGTGTACCTTCAAAAAATGTCACCCTTACATTTTTTTCCATTAAGCTATTTAGTTTTGCGTCGTCATGACTATTTTTCATTGATCTTCTCCTATAAACTTAATCTTTCTGCCACAGCATGGACAGTACTTGATTTTGCTCAGCAAATCAGTTCCTATAGCTATAGCATCGCTACTGCAATTGGTTTTGATATGAAATGCATCTTTCTCTTGCTTCCACTTGCAATATGTTCTTTTCTTTTTCCTTTCGAATTTTTCAATTTTGTTTTCAATTTCTCCAAAATCAACTTCACCACTTCCAATTTCTTTATAGCGTAGGTTTTCAAAAAGAGTGTAATATTCGTCATTATCTAAAAACTTGAAGCCATTTTCTAAATCCTCTACGGTGTTGCCCTGTATAACGTATGCCATTTCTATCAGGGGAAGTTTTTTACCACAGATGCTTTTTATGCATTTTTGCAATTCATAATCAAAACACGGCTCACTATATACAACCATCGTGTATAATGGATTTTCAATCTGTTTCCCCTTATCTTTCAGATCCTGCTCTGTTGGTGCATGAATTGCCACTGCTTTTTGGGGACTGTCAATTCGAAATGCCCAATGGATTTTCGACACAGCGAGGTCAAAGGCTTTTTTAGCTATTTCTTCAGAACTGTATTTTTCAACGGCATCACCAATATGAAGCTCATTCCCAATTTGTACCAGACAATCCCATTCATTATTATAACTTTGAATAGTGAGGTCATCTTCAAAAACAAAAATCATTTATCCTCGCGCTCTCCTTTCACACTTCTCAAATAACCAATTTCCCCATCCGTGAAGAAATAATTTCTTCTAGCTATAGCCTCTGCACTTCCATCATCAATATGGCTCTGGTAGCACTGATCTGCTCTCCTTCTAGCTTCTTGCTCACCATATACTTTTGCATCCCAACCAGTACCACAAATATTGCAACGGATTACTTTACAAATCTCTATTTGATGATCGTATCGAAAATGTCTTTCTGCCTCCTTCCTATCCGCAAAGGCCATTCCACAAGCTGGGCAGCAATAATAATCTACACTTCTGATTCGCTCAAACTTCATTTTTGTCTTCGTTTTTTCAGCTCCCTTCCAAGTTCTTCTAAGCAAAAGCAGAATGCTTCACGACTCAACTTTTCTAAAGCAGAAACTGATTTTTGCAGTCCTTCTTTAATTTTCTCAAGACAACTCCCCAAATCTGCAGATGTAGTTGTTTCTGAATCTATATTTTTTTTCAATGGTTCTTCAAGCGATACCAGTTGCATAGCTTGTTGATACTGCTTTGGATTCATGCCATAAAGTTTCTTGAACCGCTTCTTTCTCTGTCTTTTATTCATTTGACTGTCCCCACCACTCTCTACAAATTTCCCAAGTTTTGCCATCCATTTTGCATAACCGTCTGATCATTTTACTCGAATTAACAAAAAATATAACTGTATTCGGAGCATTTTCACTTTTCATGAAATAATCCCTTGGGTTCATGCCGTGAATCTTCTTGAACTGTTTCTTTCTCTGCCGTTTATTCATCGTTTACGCCTCCTTCCACTTCTGCTCAAAATCTTCTGCTGCGACTCGGAACAAAATGTGCCGTTTTTCGCTAAAAATGGTAACTCCCCCTCCTTCCTCGCGCTTAAACTGCCACTTTTGCTGTGGCAAGCAACTTATCCAACATTGATCGCCAAATATATACTGGCGCCATACTTTAGGTCTGCACCATCCTTCTTTATCCATTGGATTCTTCCTCAAAGGCTTCTTCCATGGCTGCTGTAAGCTCGTTTGCATCGTGGAGTGCCACTTCTGCTTCGCTGAATTTTCTTTTTTCCAACCTGCTGCTAGCCACCCTGATAAGGAAGTCACGAAGAATTACAGCTGCGTCAGTGCTATAAATATTTACCGAAATGCACTTCTTATCCTTTAATCCGTAGCTTGATACCATTGACATTTTTATACCTCCGTTAATCCGCCAAAATTTTTTAATAAATCATTCTTATTCATCCTTAACCTCCTTCGGTTCAAATTTCGGAAACGGCATCCAGCAAACAACATGTGCTCTGTCTTTAAGTGTCATTGGTACTGTCGTCCACTTGCCGTTAATTGTTTTACCTGTTCCAACTATAAGATTATCTTCATCATTACCTAGTACTACTAAAACGGTATTTGAATTTTTTTCCCAAAACGAATTGCGCCACTTGTCAGTCCCTTTGAGCTTTGCAAATATACTGTCGTGTTCTTCTGGCATTGCTTCTTCGACTGAAATCCAATCATTTTTCTTGATTTCATCAGCAAGTGCCGACAAAGTCTGTTCGCAGCTAGAAGCAATCTTCAAGGCAAGTTTTTCACACTCACTTTTAGGTGCAAATATATTGCACTCATCTATGTACTTTTGACAAAGTGTAGCTTCTTCTTTGATTTCTTTTAAATATTTCTTCAAATATTTTCTCCTCTCAAATATTTTTTTGTATCTTTCGTAGAGTATCTTTCCACGTAGGTTTCTATTTCAGGAGCAATAATATTAAGGTTTCCGTGTACCTTCAACCACTCTATAACAAACCAATACCCTAAGCCTTGTTTTGGCTCCCAACAACCAGCTTTATTGAATGTTCCTCCTCTCATTACATAGTCATATACTTTAGGGTTTGTATTTCTCAGAAGCATAAAGCGGTCATCTTTTTTTATATGACAACCAAATCCGCAAAATGTGCAACCAGTTCTTGAACAGCCAGTTGTTTTCAAAAGAGGGCGCTCATTATCAAAAATTCCATAATCAGAAAGACTTATTTGCTGTTCGACTTGTCCTTCTTTTTGAAAGTCTTTTACAACATTTCCATATACGCTACAAATTGGTGTAAAATCTTCTCTTTCATAATTTGTATTTGTAATGGGGTTAATGACTTCTTCAATATCGCACCCGTTCTCAATTTCTATGTGTGATATTCTTCTATTAACCATGTCTTTTCCATACAGGTAAATGTATAGTAGAACGTCTTGTTCTGTCCAAAAAGCCATTGGATTGCTGATTGGATTCTTTGCATCAAAAGCATTGCATCCGTTTTGTAACCACTTTTGTGTTCTTAACCTGCTTTCACATGCCATTTGTCCAGTGATTGGTACTCGCTTCTTTGTTCTGTTATACATATGTGCAGGATATTTTTTCATTACATCACAGCACTTGTTAGATATATAAAATGGCGCGTCTAGCAAGAATTGATAATGCTCCATGGAAAATATACTTCTATCTTTTCTAGGGACATTCTCCGCTACCGGGTGGTTCTTGTCTTTTGTTAACATACCCGTCAGAATTGCAAGTCTTTGGTTCGCGCCTCCCTCTCTGTTCACCATTTTCTTGTTTAAGTATTCTCCCAATCCGTTTATCTTCCGCCATTTGTTGTCGTATCCTCCTGGACTCATTTTTGAAAGCGCTGCACTGTTGCATTGTTCCAAATAGGTGGGAAACTTCGTATTGATACAAATGATGTTGTTTTGCGTAGACTGCTTCAAGATGAAATAGTTCGATAAGCTGTCTGTCTGTCTGTCTGTCTGTCTGTCTGTCTGGTCAAGGATTCCTGACTCAATTATGCTTGTCAAGTACTTCTTTGCACCATATACACACTCAGAAACCT